ACAAACGCTTGTGTAGCCTCCATAGATGGTGCTAGTGCTTCACTAATACCTTTACCTTCACCAGCTGCTTTCATCAAATTTAAACCCATAACAAAAGCAGGATTGTTCATAACTCTATCCATACCTGATTGTTCACTAGATGCAGATGCATATTCAGAATCTGCTAGTGCCATTGTTTTCAGTGCTTTTTTTTCTCGTTCATCATTACCACTATATAAATCATCAAGTACTTTAGACATGTTAAATTTATCATTACTCATGTAACCTACAAGATCTAATGTTCCATCACCTTTAATAGAACCATTATTTGCAAACCAAGTTTGATAAAACTCTTGTCTATTTAATGGTTGTCCACTTCCAAAAAAACCAGTGTTGCTGAAAGATCCACTTTGTTGTGGTTGCATAGCATTTTGAAATATATTTTGAAATCCTTGATACCAAGGGTGATTAGTTCCATCATGTGCCATTATGCAATCCTCCTAAAGTCTACATCAATTTTATTATAGTCAACAATGTCGTATCCACGTGCATCTTTAGTTGTTGCATATGGTACTTCATCTGACATTACACCACGATAAGTATCATCTGAACCTATATATTTAAATTCATATATATTAATACCTGATGGTGATTTACCAACTACTCTATATTCTTTTTTCAATCTACGATCACTAAAGAATCCTAGTGCTGCACCACCCAATGCACCCATCATAGGGTTTCCAGGGAACATACTAGCACCTGACATAGCTCCGCCTAAAGCTCCTGTCATTGCATTGTATTTAGGTACAGGTTGAGACATAGTTGTCATTGGGAATTGTCCACCAATAGGTAAAATAGTTCCAGCATATTGTTGTAATCTTTGATACGGAGCCATTTGTTCAAATTGATATCTTTGTAAATCTTCTTGTAGGTACTGACCAGCATAGCCTTCTCTTTGTTGTCCTACATTACCTAATAAATTAGTACCCATCATAGCTCTTTGATCCATAGCTTGTTGAATGCCAGGCAACATACTTGCAGCATTCATTTGATTGGTTTGTCCAAACATGTTAGCTTGTTGTTCTCTACCAAGCTCCTGTTCTCTAAATTGTAAAGCTGTAGGGACATAAGCATTACTAAACTGTTGAGCTACTGCTGCTTGAGCTTGAGGTGATGATCCAGTTCTGCCCATACCAGCAAATTGATCTTGTACACTATCCATAGTTTGACCAGCAAGTACATCTCTATAATCCGATAAAGATTGCCCACCAGCATATGTAGATGGTGCAAGTCCACCTGCATAGCCAGATAACATATCTGCAGATTGGCTATATAAGGGAGATCCTCCCATCATTCCATAACCAATATTCTCTTGTCCTGCTAATGATGCTTCTGTCTGTCCTGACATAGGAACAACAGTAGAACCAGGATAGTACTGCATACCAGTACCTGATGCATAGAGGTTTGCAGCCTCATTCATTATATCCTTTAAATAGGGTTCGGAAGGACCGTAGGGTTCCGCTGTAGTTGTTGTTTCTTTGGTTTCGTTTCCACCTCTAGACATATTATAATTTCCTCTCTAGGTATACATGGGTTTTTTTAAAATTAAATTTTTTAAGTACTCGTTCCCAACCAGGTCGAGATACTGCTTCAAAATGAGTACAATCTTTACTCTTAGCATATTCTGCTAATTTATCCATATTATGTACCCAGTCTTTCATATTGCGACCAGTCATAATAAAGATACTAAATGTTTTTGAGTTAGGTCTTAAAATTATTTCAGTTACACAAGTAGCATAATGTGCATCATCTTTTGGTTTAGATGGATCCCAACCTATCCATAATTGCATTAAACCATCAATACAGTTTTTTTTAATATCTACTGAATTATAATGATTACCAGATCTAGATAAAGCATTTGATATATGTTGATCAACTAGATTCCATGCTTCTTCTACATTTTCACTTGGTATAAAAACTGAATCAATCATGATATTTCTAAATAACTCATAACTAAATGTAGTTTATTTGCTGTATTAGCTGTTAGTTTTAATGTATCTCCATGTTCTATTACTAATGGATGTGTTAATAATTCACTCGATCCATTAGCTGCAATACTACCAGCATTAGAAATATTAAATGTAGATGCACCATTTACAATAACTAAACTAAATGTACTACCTCCACCATCATCTGATAATAACATAGACTTAATTATTGCAGTAGTTTTAGTAGCAGGAGATATTACATCTACGGCAGATGTTGTAGTAAAATCTATTTTTTTGTTTTTATAAGCATGTGCCATTTACAATTCTTTCCAAAATTTATCTAAAGCATTTTCATGTTCACAAATATCACATTCACATTTAGAACATTTATTTTTACAATGACATTCATGATTGCAATTTATGCAAGAAACCATGCTGCTACCTCTGCATTTTGTTGATTCTGTATATTTACTAAAGTATTAACAATATCTTCAGATACTAATTGAAAGTTAGCTTCATTTGTATCTTGATATATGTAATCTATATTATTTTGTTCTGACATTACCAACCACTTGCATCATTACCACCACCAACAGAACCACTATTAGTTCCTCCTGACATACCAGTATCATCATTACCGTAACCCCCTATACCATCACGATTACCATAAGCTTCTGCTAATTTATCTTTTTGTGATTGAGATCCATCTTGCTTACCTTCGCCTTGACCTTGGTTTATAACAGATGCAATTTCTTTGACTTTATCTTCTTCTTGTTTTTTTAAAGCTTCTTGTAAAGCATCAAGATCTGTTTGAGGTCTATAATAAATATATGGACTTTGAATTTCATTAGAGCTTATAGGCATTCTACCTAATTCATCCATATATGATTGTGCAGTACCATAACTAGCTCCAGGTAAGTTGTATACAGGTTGTCCTGTAGATCCTGACATAAGAGTATTGCCATCAAAATAATTAGCTACTGGACCCATTGAACCAGAAGGTTGATTAAATGATAAACCACCTATTCTACCTAATAGTGAATTATAATGGTTCATTTGAGGGTTAATTGATGTATATGGTGTATTATATGCACCCAATAAACCCATACCTTGTCCTGGTTGTAATAACATTATCTATAGCCTTCCTGTATTGCTTCTATATCTAAACCTTGTGCATCAGACCATGTTGTTGCACTTGGTATATTAAGTTGAATTTTAAAATATCTGGCTGACCTGTGAAAAGGTATTGTGCCAGTTGTATGCATTGTAAATGGTCCATCAGTTGATGATGAACTAGCTACTTTATCTCTAAATAATAGAAATCCTTTTGCAGCATCTGTATCTACTATTGGTCTGCATCCTGTAACCAAAGCTCTCATATTAGGAGCTATTTCAGATTCCCCTGTTTGTAGGGTTGCTTCTAAATTTGATCCACTAAAATCTCCTAAAAAATGCGTAGCATCAAATACTTTTAATGATGGTAAACCACCACTATATCCTGCATCGTCAAATGATGTTGTCATTGCATCTATATCAGTACCAGCAAGACTGTCTAATTGTTCTAATGTAGATCCTTGAGATAAAGCATTAAATATAACTTCATGATCCAATTCTACTAATGACCATCTATTGCTTTCATAATGATATATAATCATTTT